GTCGGAACATCGATCGTCTAAAGGCCGAAGAAGACATTCGCAACTTCCAGGTTGCTCGTGTTTCGCAAGCAGACCCGGGAAGCGGCAAGGCGTTCATGGAAGGTTTGCAACATCGACTTGGAAGACCTGTCGTAACCAACAAAGTCTACGATCCAAGCCTTGCGAAAGCAGACCCGGACGCCAAAGAGCAGTTGATGCAAATTTTTGGCGGAGGATGACAAAGGAATGTCAGAAAACGTAGAGTTTATATTGTCGCTGGATGACAAGAAGTTTTCCGCGGCAATCGACAGAGCGGGAAAGCTGCTCATTGGGTTCGGCGAGAAGGCAGTAAAGCCTACCCAAAAAATCGTATCACTCGAGCGCTCCATAGGTTCCACAGCCAGAATTTTGGATGCACTCGATACCAAACTAAAGGTCTCTACCGACAGTCTTGAAAACTTAGGTGCAGGCCTTGAACTTGTCACATCTGCAATAAAAGCAACCCGCCAAGAACTGGTAACACTCAGCTCAAGCATAAAGACGTTCGCAAGTCGGATCGACAAGGCGTCAGAGTCCACTGTGCGTTTTGAACATCTTCTGAAAGGTGTGCAATCCGAGCTGAGCGACTTTTCCGATTGGGCAAACCATGCAGGCAATAGTGCTGGTAGATTCGCCAATAATGCCCGCGAAGCAGCCTCTGCAACTAGTTCTATGAACACTCGCTTGGGCAACACCAACAAGCGACTAGAAAGCTGGTCAACCTCTACAGACAAGGCAGCCGCGGGCCTCAAAAAAGTATCTAGTGAAATGGATGCTGTCATCAATCGACAACAGCTCCTCAATAGACCTATGCCCACCAGTGGTCGGCTAGGTGGCGGTCGTGGTAGTTCTGGCGGTCGTGTATCCCCACGCGGTCGTGCCAATGATGGATTCCTTGATGGTCTAAAAGGGAACATCTTCATGCTGGGTGAGGTAGGGGACGCGGCTCGGACAGTGAAAGATATGCTGTTCAGTTGGCAGGTGCCTATCGTTAACGCGGCTGCAGAAATGCAAAAAATGCGGATACTGCTCCAGGGACTTAACAAAGATGCGGCTAACCCGGCAGCAGCAGCAGAAACGGATATGAGCTACATAGTGAATATGGCTAAAAATGCCCCGTTCGCCATGTCAGCCCTTACCGATTCCTTCGTTAAATTTCGTTCGGCGGGTTTGGATCCGGCAGATGGCTCTCTGAAATCACTAGTAGATTCGGTAGCGAGATTTGGTGGTGATAGTGAGCTTCTCAAACGAGCTGCGGTAGCTATCCAGCAAATGTCTGGTAAGGGTGTTATTTCAATGGAAGAGCTTCGCCAGCAATTAGGTGAAGCAGTACCAACAGCAATGCAGGCTATGGCAGACGCGGCCGGCATAACGATGTCTCAGCTGACCAAAGCTATATCTACGGGCACTGTTTCCGCGAAGGAAGGTCTCAAGTTACTGTTCCAGGGTCTAGATGCCCAAAACCGTGGTGCCGCGGAAGATTTGATGGTTGCCTACACTGGTGCTCTGGCCCAGCTCCAAACCTCATTCACTCTGTTTTCAGACAAAATCGGTCGTGCTGGGTACTTAGATTCGATCACCAAAGCCTTCCGGGAAATCTCCGGCTTTATGAATTCCACCGATGGACAAGTGTTTGCCCAAGGCGTTGGGGAATCACTAAAGTCTGCGGTTGACGGAATGATGTCTTTGGCCAAGTGGTCAGTGGATAATAAAAATCTGCTAATAAGTCTTGGCGAGGCAGCAGCAGCTATGGTTGGCTTCACCATTCTGAAAAATTCAGTTCTTGGTGTGGCGTCTGCCGGCGCTGAGATGGGTGGTGTGATCGGAAAGTCTCTAAAGACAGTCAACTCAGCTGGCATGGGGACTATTGGCGCAATTGGCAAATTGACCAAATCCGTGCGGGATTTTGGTGCAACGGCAACGTTGATCATCGGCATTGGCGAGGCTATTAAAATGGCCCGCGCTGCGTGGCTGTCTTTTAGCGCCGTAATAATCGCCAACCCAGTTGGGGCAGCATTAACAGCCATTGCTATCGCAGTTGGCTCCATCATCACCGTAATGACGCTACTTAAGGATCGAACGGCTGAAACTGTAGCTGAAATACGAAAAATACCAGCAGCCATGAACGCTGCTCAACGAGCGCAAATACAGGGACGCATCCTTCAACTTGAAGACCAGAATCGGTCTGACAAAGAAACCCTGGCTCAGATGAAAAGCGGAAAGTTGTCGGCATCCGCTATAGGTATTGATGAAAAGAGCTTGGCAGCCCGTATAGATAAAAGCGAAAAGGATATTGCTTACTTTCGCGAAACGCGTGGCATGGGGGATAAGGCGGTTAGTGAAGGCTTGGCGAATGAAATTGTAACCAAGCGATTGGCTGATGTTGATACGGGCATCAATAAGGCTTTAGCAAGTTACAGCTCCACATCTCAAAAAGAGGCCCAGAAGCAACGTGTTCTAATTGATCAGGACAAGACCCTCTCCCCATCACAAAAGCAAGCCCGTTTGGAGAAAGTTAACGGAGCAGATCGTGACGCGAACCTCAAACCCTACACCGATGGTATCGCAAAAACTCAAACCATTGTCGACACCCTTGGAAGGGAAGTAACACGATTAACCAACGAACTGGCAAAGCCAGGTTTGACGGAAAGTGACCGGTCAAAATTAGAAGGGCAAATTAATGGCCAAGCCAATGCTTACAAACGAGCACAGGACTCTTTAGAGGGGCTAAAAAACACCGCGAACGGAATCTCTCAGTCTCGATATGGATTACCTCTTCTGGATGGCTCAAAGGCCACAGGTGTTGGCAGTGATAGCAAAACCAATGACAGGCTGACAAAGGCGTATATCGAGTCACTTCGAGGAAAAGGCACCCAGGTTCGCATGAATTCAGACGGCACCGTGATGAAGGACTTCATGGGTGACAATGTCGTTGGGGACGCCCAATTGAAGGCTAATCAGAAGCTGCGGAATATCCTTGGGGAAAACCTCAAGTACGACCAAATGACCGCTGATCAGCAAAAGATGGTTTCTGAGACACTGGCAAACGCCAAGATTAAGGATGCTACACGTGCGGCGGCTGCTCAAGAAAGAGCATCTAAATCGGCGGCTGCGGCTGCAAAGCGCGAAGAAACAGCACAACAAAAAGCCTTGAAGGCCAATGAAACCTGGATCGACAAAGCCGAGTCAATGGCCGGACAATTGGGGTTGTCCTCGAAGGCAAGCGTTGAGTTCGATCAGAACATCCAGCAGGTTACCAAGCACCTGGATGAAATGGTTAATGCTGTTCCAAGTGACGCCCTCAGTAATGGGATGATAGCTAATGCCAAAACGCTGCGTGATTTCATTAATCAGAACAAGGATGTCTACTCTAAGCGGCTAAACGAAGACGCAGCGGAACAAAGCATCACTAAATTTGCTCCGATGGCCAATTCTGTCATTCAAGATGGCTTCATGCCCGACTATCAGACAAAGGCAGCAGAATGGAATCGTAAGTTTAATGAAAGCGTTTCCTACCTGCAGTCACAGTCAGCAAACACCCAAGATGCTGGCATGAAAGCAGTTTATGACCGTGCTCTGTCGCAGATGCTTGCTGGCCGAAACAAGGCATTTGTGAGTCAAGTTGGAACGGCAACTCAACAACTGGCTCTCCAATATACTGATCTTGCTTCGCAAATGGAGCAGTCTTGGTCTGGCACTTTCGATCGCCTGACTGACACCTTGCTTGATTTCACCAAGACCGGAAAGTTGAACATCGCGGACCTAGGTGATTACATGTATGAAGAATTCATGCGGATGGTCATTAGATCCCAGGTGGTCGCCCCGATGATGAATTCTCTAGGCATGGGCGGCGGTGATGGAGGCTCCAGTACTTTCAAAAGTGGCGCCAATCTCATTACTTCATCAGGTAGTGCTATCGCCGGATTGTTTGGGTTTGGTGGGAGCAAAACCGAGGACGGATCCGGCAATCTGACAGAGACTTCAAAAGGGCTGGCAAATGCCTTAGGAGAGGCGACAGAAAAAACAAACGAACTTTCGCAAACCGGTTTCAGTGGCATGCTGACATCTATGGGGCAATGGATTGTCTCTTTGTTCACCGGAACAACGGCAAAAGCGACGGAAACAGCTGCCTCAACAACAACAGCCTCATCCTTGGTCACGTTGGCCGCTGCCGCACAATCAGCCTCATTTGCTCTCGCGTCCGTGGGAGCTAGTGGTGGTGGCGGTGGTGGTATCTTCGGCACTCTTCTAAGCGGGGCCACCACAGCGCTCAGTGCTTACTATGGAGGAGGAGGCGCTGGCGGTTCTGTTGTCGGAAGTGGCGGAGGTATGTCCCTAGCCACCGATTCAAACTCGGCTTTCAACGCTGGTGTCGGATGGCAGAACCCCAATATTCCTGCATTTGCAAAAGGTGGCATTTTTGGTCCTGACGGTGTGGTTCCTCTTAACAAATACGCAAAGGGAGGAATTGCCGACAGACCACAACTTGCTCTATTCGGTGAAGGTGCACACAAGGAAGCCTACGTACCACTGCCAGATGGTCGAAGTATCCCCGTGACATTCACAGGGGACGAGGAGATGGGAGGTGGTAGTCAGGTTAACCAGACAGGTGTCTCTATCAATATCACAGTTAATAAGGATGGTTCAGAAAACTCCTCTGGGGATGATGACGCTACGGCTTGGAATTCTGCTGCTAAGAGAATCAAGGCAATTGCACTTGAGACAATAGCCGAGGAAAAACGACCAGGCGGCATTTTGAACGGGAACAGTTCATCTAATCGATAAGGGAAACGAAAAATGGCAAATCGGCAGACATTTACCTGGCTGCCGACTTTTGAGTCTGAGAAAACTCAAAAGTCGAAGGTTTCGGTACTCAAGCTCGGTGACGGGTACGAGCAACGACAAGAGAATGGTCTGAATTCCAGATATCAGGAATGGTCACTCACTTTCCGCTACCCATACACGATAGCGAACAAATTAGACGATTTTTTGACTGAGCGCGGCGGTATTGAATCCTTCTTCTGGGTCACGCCCAGAAACCAAAAGTTAATTTTTGTCTGCGACGAGCATCGTGTTAAGCGTTTTCAGGGACATGCAGACATTACTTGCACTTTCAGGCAAGTATTCGAAGCATAAGTAAATTGTTTTCAGATGTAAGAAAACAACTTGTTTTAATGATTGATAATCGCCTACGGAAAGTGGGCGAAATAACGCAAAGGATTGCAAAATGGACAAATTAAAGGCGGAGATTCAGAGCCTGTCACCTTCGGCTCTGATTGAATTATTTGTGCTCGATTTGAGTAACACAACCTCTGGCGGGGTGCTGTACTTCCACGCCGGTACGAACAAACTGGGACAACCCATAGTTTGGCAGGGTAAAACTTTTCAACCGTGGCCAATTGCGGCTTCAGGGTTCGACAAGAGTGGACAGGGTAAGCTGCCAAGACCGAAGTTACAGGTTTCGAACATGAATGGTGTTGTTTCAGCTGAAGTTCAGGCTAATGACGACCTTGTAGGTTGCCGGGTTACGCGTAAACAAACCCTGGCTAGATTTCTTGATGCGGTCAACTTCCCATCGGGAAACCCAGACGCTGACCCTAACCAATTTTTCAACGACGAAATGTGGTTCATCGAGCAAAAAACCGTAGAAACAAAAACTATGGTGGAGTTCGAACTATCGAGCGTCTTCGATTTGATGGGGGTTCAACTCCCTTATCGCCAGATCATAAAAAACTCATGCCCATGGAAATATCGCAGTGGCGAGTGTGGCTATACGGGGCCGGGGTTCGATAAAAACAACCAGCGAACAGATTCGGCTACGGCTGATTTCTGCACAAAATTATTAAACGCATGCCAGACGAGAAAAAACTTCTTTTCCAACGGTGTTATTGCGTTTGGTGGATTTCCGGGGGCAACTCGTGTTGAGTAAAAATATCCCGAATCTGGGTTCGGAGATCACCACGCAAATGTACCAATGTGCTCTGAAAAACTACCCGAACGAGGCTTGTGGTCTGTTGGTGCAGACCACGGAAAAGAAATATCGATTTGTCGAGGCCAGAAACCGTTCAGAGAACCCCGAGGCGACGTTTGTGATGCATGACGCGGACGTTCTTAAAGCGGAAGATCTGGGTGATGTGGTGGCCATTTGGCACAGTCACACTGATTGCAGCAATGAAGCCTCTGATGCGGACAAAGCAGGCTGTGAAGCTACTGGGGTGCCATGGTTCATTCTTTCGATCACGAGAAACTTCGATGAGGACATTGAAGCCGAGTATCGATTCAGTGACATGAACGTCATCACCCCTAATGGGTTCGCTATGCCTTATTTGGGACGACCTTATGTTTTTGGGGTGTTCGACTGTTGGATGCTCTGTCGGGATTATCTCAAGCGGGAATTCGATGTCAGCTTAAATGCAAATTTACATCTTCATGTCCCTGGATGGTATGTACTTACCTATGATATTCTTGGCGAAAATTATAAGAATGAAGGTTTAGTCCGGTTACAGCCAGGATCTGAACCAATGAATGGCGATATATTTTTCATGCAGTACGGCAGGATGCCGGACCACTGCGCGGTCTATATCGGGGACGGGATGATCATGCATCACCAGATCGACCGTCTCAGCTGCCGAACGATTTATGGTGGCATGTACGAAAAGCATACGACGCATCACCTGCGTCACAAAGACTTACTTCAAGGGAATGAAAAATGTCTGAGTTAGTGACCGTCCAACTGGGCGGGTCTCTCGCCAGGGAGTTTGGCAAGTTCTGGCAGCTTTCCGTTCGTAACGCGAAGGAGGCTATAGATCTCATTGAGGCTAATAAGCCTGGTATCCGAGGATGGATGCGCCGGCACGCCCCCATTTATGACAAATACCACATACAGATCACAACCAAATCCGGGCGCAAGCGTTCTGTGGATGAGGCTGAGTATGTAATGTGCGGTCAGTCCGACGATATTGCGAAAATCCGCATTACTCCAATTCCAAAGGGCAGTGGGTCAATGGCACCAGGTTGGATTCAGGTTG